CACCTATTGGCTGTGGTCGTGGTTGTTGCATTATTGGTTTTCCTACAGGCTCCATAACTCCTGTTGCAAGATTAGGTAACATATCTGGTTTTGTAGGCATTAAACTTGGTGATGGACTGTAAATAGGACTTAATGGGTCTGCTTGACCGCCACCTGGTCCACCTATAGACACAGGAGGTAATGGCCTACCAATATTTGTTGGTGGAGCTACTGGTCTACCTATAGCAATACCTCCACCTGGGCCGCCTATAGACATAGGAGGTGTTGGTCTACCTATACTTGAAGGGGGTGGTGGAACTGGTGCTCCTATTGCAGTTGGTGGTTGAGAAATAACGGGAGCTGGTCTTGGTGCCATTCTTGCTGGTGACATACCTCTCCCTGTTCCGAATAATTTTCCTAGTATAGCCATTATGATAACCTCTTATCAGTATCTTCAAACATATCCATAAGCGTGCCTAAGTTTTTAGCACCTTTTTCTCTGTTTGGTTTACCATCTGGTGTCAGCATGATTGAATCTTTTGATTTAGATATATCAAAAGCACCAGCACCATTATTAGCTGATGCGGTAAACACATACTCGCCATCACTTAACATAGCCGGTATATCATCAGATGTGCCTGTACCAATACCTATTGTTGGCCCACCTACTTGACGGTAATCTAGTTCAAATAAATCTGGATTTAGCGCACCTCCTTTTGCAAATCCTGGTCTGCCTTCTGCTGTACCGCCGTATGCCATTCCTGGTCTTACGCCTAAATCAAACCCTTGAAATACCGGCTGTGCAGCTAAATCTGGTCGTCTTGAAGCTCTAATGTCAGTTAATCCACCAACTCTATCTTCAGCTGCTCTCTTTGTAGCTAATCCATATAAAGCCGCTAAAGCTGCTAGTCCGCCTCTCGAATCACCAGTCTGTTGTCCCTTAATAACATCTTCAATACCTTTTATTGGACCCGGAGTTCCAAAACCAAAAAAACTACCCTCAGATCGCACTGGGTCTGATCCCCTACCTTTAAATAAATCTTCAATTAAACCCAATCTACTTTGTCCTGGTGTGCCACCAAATAAATTAAATCCTAAACCTCTCTGTTGAGTTTGTGGTTGAGATGCTCTTAAACCTGCAACAATCTGGTCTGGAGTATATCCCTTACCATCAGGCCCTTGAAATAGCCCACTCTCTCCCATAGGAGTAAAGTTTTCCGTTATGTATTTCATTTCCTCTTGGCTTAATTGATAATTTGGAGCACCATAGCTAGTTTGAACAAAACCACCAGCATTAGGATTCATTTGTTGTTGCGGGGCAAAAAAATCTTGTGGACTAAATAAATTACCAATACCTCTTCTAAGGTTAGGGCCAATTTGCCCTCCAAAAATTCCTGTTGCTTGATCTCCCGGCTGGAAAAAATTTCCTAAACCAGATTTTATTCTAGGTCCTAACGTGCCTCCAAATATACCTTTATCTGCAACTTTTGATCCAATCCCAGAACCTGCAAACTTAGCGCCTAATCCTGCTGTTAAACCACCTAATAGCGCATCTTTGGTATCCATACCTGATGCCTTTCCTGCAACTGCTGTTAAAGCACCTTTAGCAACGGCACCTAAGCCTGGAATAAAACTTACAGCTACAGGAGCTACTTTTTTTACTACATTTTTAATTTTTTTAAATACTTTTGATAAAAAGCCAAACTGTTGTAATCCAGTTAATTGATTAATTTGACCGTTTCCTACAACATACTCTTGTGGGTTTAAGCCAACAGCTTGCATATCTTTGTTGATTAACTGTTGTGTAGTATTGCTAATAACTGGTGGAACTACCATCTCGCCTGGTGCGGCGTGAACTATTTGTGTGTCCTCTAGTTGTGGTTGTGCTAATTTATCCTGCATATCTCCTTCCATAGTATTTGTTATTTTAGCGTAAATACTTAAAAAGTATGTTTATTTTCCAAAATTAGCAAGTTTGATAGATACAGAGCCGTTATTCGTAACAGTCACTTTACCTAGTGCGCTTGTTGCCTCTAGTCCTTCGTTGACTAAAGGTTCGCCTATATTAACCCATTCTGAGCCGGTATAGACCTGCAACACCTCAAGTGTTGTATTCCAGATTATACTACCTGGATTGAAATTTAAGATTTCTAACTCATTTTCGCTTACTTGACGAGTATTATCAAGGTTTACTGAACCTAAATTTATTTCTAATAATCTTATCAGGCGGTTGAAAAGCTCTGGCGTTACCTCAGATTGCGCTAATGGTAACTGCGTTGGAAGCAGTTTGCTCATCTTTTACCGTCTGCTTTTATGTCTATTCTAGTAGCACCCAAACGCCACCCTACGCCTAAATTACCGTTATTGTCAGCATCATCATTAGACTCAATACGTAAGGCCATTTGTCTCGCTCTAGCCCTTATAAAAGACTGTTGTGTGCTACTGTTTACCTCATTTGTAGAATTAGTTGATAAACTATCCCCAGGAAAGTTCCTAGTTTTTACCACTACATTAACAGAACAATTGTTTTCATCTTCGATAAATTTAAAATCAGGTATAATTCTACGTGCAAAAGCAAACTGTTCTCCATCACCCAAGTCAAAATCTGAACTTTCAATAAATACACCAGTCATAGGTGATCCGTCGTCGTCAAAACCAATTTCTTGCCTAAAAATATAGTTGTTGGAGGCAGCTCTAGGGTAATTTTCAATACCTGAATCTAACCAAGCTGTTCTTGATAACTGACCATAAAACCAAATTTGTTCTACATAATTGTAAATAACGTATCTGTCTATTGTGTTACTATTCTTTGAACAATAAAACCAACCCACTTCATTTTTATCTTTTATAGTAAAAGCATGTATTTTAAAAGATTGTGATAGATTAATATCGTTAAAAACATAATTATGGACTGAGCAAGGTAAGGTATTAACAGACCCGTTATAGAAGTAAAAATTATTGTAACTCATAAAAAATACTGCTGATGGAGCTGTAACTGCTGCTTTTGGACCAACTAAACCTGTGCCTTCATTAATAAGATTTATAGCAAAAGTAAATGGTGGACCAATAAACTGCATACTATACAAAGAAGTGTCAGTCCAAATAAGTATTTCTTGTCGTGATTTTACTGCTCCAATTATGGATGAGCCAGATGATAACCTCAGAGAACCAGCTGTATTAGTAGATTTTGGCTCAAACTCTAACGCATTTTCTTGATCACTAAAAGCAACTAACATAGGATCTATTGTGCCTGTTCTAGAGCTGCCGCTAATAGGATCAGCACCTAGGATTATTAAATGTCTATCTACCTCTGATGTAATTACTTGAAGCCCCTTTGTTGGCACAAGATTAGCTCCTGACACTTGTGATAATTCAACAGCCCTAGTTGATGTTCCGTTTGATTCTAACCACCTAAAAATACCTGCATTTCTTTGATTTATAATTAAATCTTCACCAAAATTATCATGTGTCCAAATTCTTAACTGGTTTGTATCTGACAAAGCTGCGGCTTGACCAAAGGCACCCTCGCCCCAGCCATTAAGTCCCCAACCAGTTCCAGGTACATAAACATCTAAACCAACATTAACTTGATATGTGCCTACTACAGAGGAACCGCCATTACCACTATCGGAAGAATTTGCTGTTATTGCAGACCCAGAAGTATCTTTTGCTAAAACTTTATAGCTATTTGCATTTACCACAGTATCTATCTGATACTCCTGATTTAAAACTGAAGCAGTAACGTTTCCACCTAGAGATACGGCACCACTAAATGTAACAAAATCATTTTTTACCGCACCGTGAGCTGTATCAGTAACAGTTATTTCAGAACTACCATTTGTTGCTGAAAATGTTACATCACCTGCGCTAGTTGTAGATCTGATGGGCGTTATGTCATGAAAGATACTTCCGTCTTGAATATAATATTTTAGATGTGTACCTATACCAAGATACTTCGTGCCTTCTAATGCAATCCAAGCATGTAAGGCTCGTGCAGTTCCTAAATACGTGCTATCAGTATTTTTTTCCCAACCTGCAAATTTTTCTGGTCTGCCTTTTCTAAATCTGACCAGATTGCAGTCAAACCAACCGCCTTCGTTATCGTATGCGGTACCTTCTCTATTTATGCCTGGTCTGAAAACTGTTTTTTGCAAGGGCATGCGCTAAACCTCATGCCATTCTTTACCTTCAAACAGTAAAGATTCTGCTAATCTTCTTCGCTCCAATCCCTCCAAAACTTTACCGCCAGCTTTGTTCCATCTCTTAATTTGTGTCGGTACCTCATCTTTTTTATTATCGTTAAGAACTTTTAACATAGTTGAGTTATTCAGATTGGTTGGACCTAAGTTGTATGTCCAAGCAACTAAAGCATCAAATTCATTTTGATCTAGCGGCACTAATACTGCGTCACTTACGTATGCTCCATATACAGGCAGCTCTTCCTCCAACCATTTATCTGCTTGTTCCTGCGTACATGTATCCCCTTCTTTTACGTTTTTAGTTCTACCATATCCAATAGTCCAAACCCCTGCACTGCATTTATATGCATTTAATTCACAGCCTTCAAACTTCTTAATTAATTGCCTACCCTCTTCTGAAATTTGCATGTTACTCTCCTTTGTCGCCTGAGTGAGAAGCTCCAAAATAGAACGAAATAATGGCACTTGCTAGTCCTCCTAAATATCCCAACACAAGATTTATCAAAGCCTCAGAGTTTTGCTCTGGTGGTTGTAGTGTTACTAAGAATATATATCCTAAAAAACCTCCAATAGTGGCTATACCTATAATTCTTGCTGTCCAATCTTTACTAAACATACCTCTTGCATTTTGTTTATCTTCTGTTTCAAGCTTGAATACATCAACCTCAAGTTCTTTCATCTTTACTTTAAAATCTTGCTCTGCTTGTTTAATTTGCATCATTTGTTCAGGTGTAGCGTTTTGTATTGCTGTTTGTATATCTTTTGGATTGTTTGCACAACCAAGCACATCTGCAATCATATTACCCGCCATACCGCCCATCGGACCACCTAATGCAGTTCCAATAGTAGGTGCTACTTGACCTAGAATGCCTTTTATTAATTTTTTCATAATATCACCGTAGTAAATACTGCTATAGCTAAAGCACCAACAAAACTAAAAACACCAAATGTTGCCATTCTTATAGTTGTATTAATAGATGCAATTTCTTGTTTAATATCTGCAAACTCGTTGAAAGCAGTTTTCCAACGCTCTGCGTTTTCTTTTTTTGATACAGCTAAATCTTTAGCTACGTCTTGAACTGTTAGTCTTTTGTTAACCATATTATCTTATAGTATATATTGCTAAAGAGTGTTTTTTACCTTTAACTTTAATTGGTTTTAGTAATTCTAACTTAAAATTAGTAGATTTTTTAGTGTTATGCCCTATTATTAAATCTACGCCTACCTCTTTAGTTGCACTTTCAAGTCTTGCAGCTGTATTCACTGCATCCCCAATTGCACTATAATCAAATCTTGTGTCGCTACCCATATTACCAACACAAGCTTCGCCACTGTTAATACCAATACCAATATCTACACCTATATTTGCTTCTTTCATATCCTGCATTATCTTTAGTGCTGCTTCTATAGCCATATCTTCATGATGATCCAAATCTATTGGTGCGTTAAATATTGCCATCATCGCATCTCCAATATACTTATCTACCATACCGCCATATTTTTTTACAGCATTAGACTGTATTGTTAATGCTCTGTTCATGATATGGGTAACTTCTTCAGGCTCTAAAGTTTCAGATAAAGCGGTAAATCCACGCACATCAGTAAATAAAAAGGTGCAGTATCTTTTTTCGCCACCAAGTTTGAGTGCTTCTGGATTTTTTTGTAAGTGTTTAACTTGTCTAGGATCTAAATAATGTTCAAATTGTTTTTTTATCTGCTGACGTAATTTGTATTGCTTTCGATAATTTATATAGAAAGCTGTTGCGCTTGTGAGCACTTGCGATACAAAAGTCCAAGTAAAATCTAATAAAATGCCCTTTTTGATTAAAAAAACGCTTGAGAAGCCGTTGGTGAGCAGTAAACCACCAGCTAGACTTATGCCCTTGACCACACCAAGATAATTGATTGAGAGCCACGTCAGAGTGACAAAAATCGCAAAAATTAAAATTTCCAACGCAAAAGCAAAATCTGGTATATATGGACTATCTGGAATCAAAATTGACTCAGATAATGCCGCTTGAATCTTGTGTGGTTCTAATAATCCAACCGGAGTTGCAATTTGCGGCATAATACCGTTAGCTGTCACACCAATAAAAACAAACTTATTAGCTACATCAAGTTCTTCTAGGGTTGTTTGTGGTGTCTCGACCCAGCTAATCCACTTACGACCAAGACTGTCTGTTTTTACAGGAGCTAAACCTTGTACGGTTATTTCTTCGATACCATTATCATTAGTTTTTATAATGTAAGTATTATTACCAGCAAGCATTTTCATTACTTCAGTACCAAAGGCTGATACAAAGCCATCTGGAGTTCTAAGTAAAAGTGGTATTCTGCGAACTAACTGATCAACGTCTACGGGAGCAGTAGCAATACCTTGATCCGCAGACAGTTTTAGTACATCAATATTCTGCACTACTCCCTGACTCATCATACCACCTACATCAGGACCTAGTAAAACTACACCTGAGGTTTGAGGATATAATCCGTTTGGATTCTCAAACATAGCAAGGACAGAACCACCGTAACTTAGAACTTCTGCAAAAACTTCATCGCCTCCCATACGATCTGGTTGTGGAAAGGATATGACCCACCCAACACCTAGAGCTCCAGCATTTAAAATATCCACATGTATCTCAGCTAATCTTTGTCTGGGTAAAGGCCAACCACCCTCATCTGCTATAAACTTTTCATCTAAGTTTAATATGGTAAAAAAGTTAGATGGCTCCTTTTGTTCTACAAAAGCGTCAAAGAATTTAAGTTTTAGTATTTCTGTAGGCTGGCTTTGAAATATAAGTGGTAGTGATAGTAAGGCAAACAAACATATAAATATTTTATATTTCACTGGCTTTGTCTAATAGTAATAATACTACTACTGCCTCCGTTCACTTTGATAGTTTTAGAAACACCATCTTGTATAAAAATTACAGTATAGCTACCGTTGGTATCTAAATCTACTCTAGCCGTATTATTTACACTTCTTATTAATGTAAGTTTTTCACCATCAATAAAAGATATTATTTGTGTGTCTGGGTCTTGTCCAAATTTAGTTCCTGTAAGACTAATAGATCCTATATCTTGTGTAAGTTGATCTTCTTCTTCAGCTACCTCTAACGCATCTATGACATCAAGCAAATCTTCTAAAAAGTTTACATCTAGATAGTTTATATCTAATTCTGTAAACTCTAGTTCAGCCTCATTATCTAAGAAATCTTCATCCAAATAATCAATATCTAAATCATTAAAATCAAGAATACTATTTGACTTTACAATAACTTCTTCCGCCTCTACCGCTACTTCTTCAGGTGGTGAAACTATAAGCATGTTATCAATTAACTCTAGGGTAAGATCTAAAATTACAGGTTTTGATGGAGCGCTTTCAAAAACATCAACTGTTGTAGCTTCAAAAGGTTTGTTTAGTATTACACTTCCGGTTGCAGTAATAACTTCTATCTCTCCGCTTGATATACCGTATTTATCTGGCAGTAATATAATTAATGATTCGCCTAATTCATTTACTGTAGCAGTAAAGTCAGTACCTCGTATTGCAATATTTGCAGTCGGAGTTTGTAAAGATATGTTTTGTTTATTGATACGGTTGAGATTACCAGTTATAAATCTTGTTGTTCCTAATGCAAAGGTGAGAGCCATTTTTGATTTATCTGGATCAGGATCAAAAACGTATTCGTTTATTAAGAGTTGTGAGTGTTCTGTAAGTTTTACCTGGCTGTCATCTAAAAACTTAATAGCCATACGGCCATTATTAGTTATAGCCTCATCATTTGTTTGTATACCAAAATTTACTGTAGCGTCATAAGGTTGATCTCTGACAACGCTAGCAGAGCCTGAGAGCTCAGATATATCTCCTATATCAACAGCTTGTGCTTGTACCTTGGTCGTTTTGAGTAATACAAATATTACTATTAGAAGTATTTGTAATAAGCTTAATATAGTCCCTTGCAAGCGTTGAAGATTGCGTAATATCAAGTGTGTTTGAACTACCATCTAAATCTAAGTAAAAATATCCACTATCAGCGGAAGTAGTACCAGCATAGCCACTACCACTAAAATTAATTGTGTTACTGCTACCATTAACATCTACATAGTTTATCGCATTTGCGTAATCTATATCAAAATCAAAAGCATTACTGCCGCCTGTAATAATCCAGTCTAAATCTAGATAAGATGCGTCATCATCTTCTGCAACCGCTAAATCAAACGTGTTGCTTGATCCGGTAACATTAATATTCATATTTATATAATCAGAGTCTATAAGACCTGTACTGTCCATAAGAATGTCAAAAACATTACTGTCGCCTGTAAATTCAAAAAATCCAGTAAAATTATCACCGTCTATAGCGTCTGATCTAAAAACGTTTGATGCACCTATTTGATTGATGTCAAGTATCATTGACACACCATCTAGATCTAGAGCCGTCATGCTACCTGTTTCTGCTGATGTACCACCAATTAGGTTAGAACCGCCTTGCTGCTCTAAATCTATAGTAGCTGAGTTACCAGTTTGGTCTACATAAATTTCATTATCTGCAACTAAAGACAGAGACATAAATAAAACAATATTAATTAGTTTCTTCATATTTCCAATACCCTCGTGTATTTCCTATATTTATTATTTCTAGTACTGCTCCTTCTATCGCCTTCATCAAAGCTAAGGTTGTACTTTCGTTGCGGGTGGCTCCCGTTTCTATTTCAACCAACTCTGTTCCCATCTCTATAAATTTGAAAACATCTTGCGATTGGCCATAACTATAGATAGTTTTTTGCGACATAACTTCTATTAATATCTCGCCTGTAGCTACTGATACCATTCTAAGACTTACGCTTACGCTGTCCTCCCGGTATTGCATGCTTGATCCTATTCCTAAGTATCTAGCACCTAAACCTCCAGTAACTAAGTTACTATCATAGCTTACAACTGCACCTTCTAGCAACACACCAGCAAATAGCAAGGGGCCAAGCGCTTGGTTTTCTCCAAGCTGCTCTCTAGTAGACCTTATCAATTGTCTTTCTTTTGTAAGATTATCAAGACCAACTCTTTCTACTACACGAAAGAAATTACCATTTGAAGCGTGTTTTAAAGAACGAATGAGAATGGTGTATGGTGCTTGGGTGATAGCAGAAGAAAAAAGAGCAAATTCACTATTACTTTTTCTTTGTCCGGTCTGATCAGTAAACGCTGTTGGATAAACAGCAACTACAGGTTTGACTATAGGAGCTGGTACATTTGCGAGTTCATAAGATTGTAAAGAATAAATACTATATTCATGTAATCCTTTGCTTTGAAATCTGTCTGGCTTAGTATCTTTTACAACTTCTAGTATGGAGCAACTAGAAACTGAAATCACCAAGAGGGAGTTCAATAGTAGTGGTCGTGCCATCATTTGTGTTGAATATTGTTAATATAATCATGCCGTCCTCAATCTTGTAAGATATTATATTACCTTCAAGTTCAAACTTGCCTTCAGTTGATTGTGTCTCCCCAAACATATTCTCAACTATTTGCCTTGATATTTGTGCGTAGATACGGCTTTCTAAATTCCTAATGAATCTTGCTAGTGTAGTGTTTTCTGCATCTCTTTCTAATTCGTCTTGAAGAGCTTTTATTTCCTCTTTAATAGTCATCTTACGCATATGCTCTTGATTCTCTATAGTTAGATAGTGAGAGCTTGTATTTACGCCAGAAAAAGAGGGTGATTTAAATTTAAAGGTTATAGTGTCTGCTTTAATGTTTACGCTAACAATACCAACAAACAAGACTACAGCCCAAGCTATAACTATTTTGTAGTGTAATGGTAAGTTAATCTTTCCTTTGGTCATCTCTATTCGCCTTAGCAATCTTATTACTATCAATTAATTGTGGAACTCCTAGTATAGTTTTTATTAGTGTGTCTTGTCTAATAATCTCATTATCTAAACTACGTATTCTATCTATTAACGCTACTAAAATACCGTGTTGGCTATCAAGTTTTGTGCCTAATCTTTCTTCAATAGCAGCTATTTGCCCCTCTACTTTTTCATCAACAGTATCAAGTTTTGTTTCCATACCGTCAACAATCCGCATGATAAGTTTGTATATAAACCAGCCAAGACCTAACGCTGCTGCTATAGGAAAACCAACCTCTTGAATTAATTGTACGGCAGACTCCATACGCTAGTAATCACCCCATACTTTAGTTTTTTTACCGCCATCATAAGGAACTGCATGCCCCTCATCTATAAGTATTTGACAAATGTCTTTACCATCTTCTGTATACGGTATACCTAAAATACGGCCATACTTACCTTTACCTAAAGATTTTACTTTGATTTTACCGGCACATAACTCTGCAAGCCTAGCTTTTGCTGCTAGGCCAAGTTTCTTTTCTGCAAGATCTCTTGTGCGAGATTCTGGGGTGTCAATCTCAGCTAACCTTACTCTTTGCTTGTGAAGCTTTACATCAAAGCCAAGATCTAAACTACAGTCAAAAGTATCACCATCTACTATTCTTTCAAGAGTTGCATTATAAACAAATGCATCTGGTGCATCAGCCATTACTTTTTACTTTTCTTTACTCTTTTGGTTGTGTAAGCCTCATTCACATCAGGAGTAGATTTATCGTCACCAACGTATCTACCTTTGTCATCACGAGTTCTTACAACTACATCTTCTGAATTTGTAACAAAATTAACTAACTTTCGCATCCACTTCATTATCGCTCTCCTGTAAAATTTCATCTGCTTGCTCTTTTGTAGAATTTACAAAAGAATTTTTAAAAACACTTAAGGCTGCATTTATTTGATCTAATTCGCTTTGTGCAGTAAATTGTTTACGACTTAAATCCTCCATCTGGTGATACAGATATCTTTGTTTTTCATTAAGATCCCTAACATACATTTCTGTACCATCTACAGAAACTACTGGGCCTTTATCGACTTCTTTTTCTTTTTTAACCATATTTATCCCCTTTTAAAAAAAATTAACTTAATGTTTTAGTAACACTTGTAGGTGTTACTTTTTCAGCTATTTGTGCATCTACATTTGCTTTTAAAGCTGTAACTTCATCACTACCTAACTCAGCTTCAACCCAGCCTTGTACATCACTAGCTTTGAGATCAGACCAATTAATAAAACTTGATAGATCATCTGTACTAACGCTTTGGCTACCATAAACTGTAGCTGTTTGTGGGTTACCGTCAGCGTCCTTATTAGAACTATCAGATCCAGTTAATCGCCAGTGAACATTATGCACCACATTTGATTTGCCGCTTTTTGATGGGTATGTGTCGCATGTGCTTACATCCCAAGTATAAGATATTGCCATATTATTCTCCTTTTAAATTTGCAATTTCACTTTTTAGTGATTCTATTTGTTCTTGTTGTTCTTGAACAGCTTTTATAAGTATAGGCACAAAAACTGAGTATTTAACTGATTTTATACCCTCATCATTAGTTTTTACTAGGCTTGGAAAAACGCTTTCTAATTCTTGAGCAACGACACCAATTTGTTTGTCCTCACTACCAATTAAATTATAGTTTCGCACTTGCACTTTATTTATATCATCAAGTTTATTTGTAGCATCAACAATATTTTCTTTTAATCTTGCGTCTGAAAGAGCACCATAAGAGTTATTAGTGTTTTCAGCATCACCATCTCCTTTTATTCTGAACTCCCCTGCATTCCCAAATAACTGAGCTACATTAGCAGTTGCACCAATATTAATTGAACTCTTTATTCTTCCATTACTACCATTTAATAAAATACCAAAGTTAGACGAATCAATAGTTGTTGATGTTGTTCCTATAGTAACTTGTCCTCCCGAGTGTATACGGATTCTTTCTGCTAAACTTCCTGAACTATTTTTTGTAGAAAATACTAAATTACTTGGATTGCTTGTTGTTTCTGATTCGTTAGCTGAATGAATTTGTGCAGATGGAGTATCTTCTCCACTTCCGCCGCTATCTCTTCTAAATTGTAAAGCAGAAGCAGCAGTACCAACTCCACTTCCGTAACCATGACTATTATTTAATATTAATGCTGTTTGTGTTCCTGAACCACTTACAACAACATCTAATTTAGCATCTGGACTTGTAGTTCCCAGACCAACATTTCCTGAAGAATCAATACGCATTCTTTCTGTATTATTAGTATCTATAATTAATGGGTGATTGCTTCGTGCGCCAATATGAACATCTGAATTTTGAGCATAGAACTGTAGTTCACAATCATTAGTTGTGTCTTTAATTCTTACAGTTGGACTTGATGCATCTACAATATTCATTTTACTAGCGGGACTTGTAGTTCCAATACCAACATTTCCTGAAGAATCAATACGCATTCTTTCTGTTGGTGTTGCAGCACCATCTGCTGTAGTAAAGAAAGTTAATCTACCAGGCATATCATTACTGCCAGGTGTTCCATCAACTTCACCAAATATTTTTGCTGCTATTGAAACATTATCAGTTCCATCATTACCACCAAACAATATTGAACCTAGATTGTCACCATTTTGAACTATGGTATTACCGCCAACTGTGCCATTTCTTGATTTAATAAAATTTAATACTGGTGCATTTGCATTATTACTAAATCTTCCTATTGAGATTGTAGAACCAGAATTATCTGTGCCATTAATTTGTAATTTTGCTGTAGTATTGCTTGTTACTGCTGTAGAACTGGCAACTAATAAACGACCTGAAGAATCAATACGCATAGCTTCACTAGTATTTGTAGTAAATCTCATACTATTATCAGAATGAGCATAGCCAATCATACCTATATTATTATCACCTGGGTCACCAAAAGAAATTACACTATTTTCAGAAGTTGTTCCTGCCTCTAAGTATAAATCTGCACCTGCTGAATCTTTGACATGTAAAGTTCCTGAAGGATTTGTAGTTCCTATACCAACATCGCCTGTTGAATCTATGGCAAAACGAACATTTGTACCATTAGTTAAGCCTTCTTGTATAAAAAATCCACCATCTGTTGAATCGTTTATATTAGCTGAAATTGAATATGAGTTACTTGAGTTATCAGCACTTGTAAATTTTAATTGGGGAGTATTTGAGTTAATCCTAATGTCACCAACTACATGAAGATTATCTGAAGGACTTGTAGTTCCTATACCGACCTTATTATTAAAGTAAGCACTACCTGCATCTGACATATCAAGGGTAAGGGCTGTTATTGTAGAACCACCATCGTTACCTCTAAATACTATGTCTTTAT